GTATAATAGATTGTAATACTTGGTTTATGTTCGCACCAATGATCTTGGTAAGCTTTCCATAGTTCTAGTTGTTCCATCGCTCCTGTTTGTTTTACTGTTATGCTACTTTCAGGCGCTTTTACTGGAAAAGAAAAAACGTCTGTAGTTGTTGGAGACATAACATCTGACTCAACAGGAACACCAGAATCAGACATAAACAGAGAAAGAGGATCTTTTTTATCCCCACGAACTCGACGAACATAATAGCGAGAAAAACGGGGGTGAATACCGCTAGCACTATTAACGAGCTGACTGACCGTACCGCTCGGCTTAACACAGGTAATTGCTGTGCTTTGATTGATGCCCAACTTTTTACTCCATTCTTCATTTGTTTGAACTGCCACATTTCGTATCTCCGTAAGCCACTTCTCTAAGTCTGGCGAGTTTTTACCAAGTAAATAATGATCCATAATACCTGTTAAACTCACTCCGAGAAGGCACTCTTCTTCTGTATTGCGCTCCCAACGAACTCTTAAATACCGAAAATCGGTAAGAGTTGCTTGAAGAGAGCCAATAATTGTAGCTATTTTTACTTTACGTCTCAAATCATCTAAAGTATCGTTTGGTCGGACTACGACTTCGGATAAGTTACAGAATTGATTACTTCTCAGTATAATTTCACTACAAGGATTTGTTCCAAAATCATGCTCTACATCTCTTCTACCATGTCGAGCAGATACTTTTTGTGCAGCAACACGACTAAAAATACCTCTTTCTCCTGACTTACTTTCGTAAATCACTTGCATTTCTCTTAAAAATGCTTCAAAATCAGGTTTTTCAGTATATGCTACACTATTGTTTGCCAATCTACGTTGGCTATTGCTTTCCCACCATTGTCCAGACTTTGCCTTCGCCATACGTCCATCAGAAAGATTTGAGAGACTAATTAAAGCAGAACGTCTTACACCTCCAACAACAACAATGTCTGCCACTTTACATACTACATCGTGACATTCAATACTTGTAAGTTTTCGTCCTGCGGCTTTGCGAAAAACACCGACTGTAAAATGAAAAAGATCATCTAATGGCTCTGGCCCACTTGCTCTACCACCGAAAGTTTTGAGTCTTGCACCAGCAGGACGAACCTTTCTCATGTCCCATTTTGGAACTTTTCCTGCATAAAGCAAGCTAATAAGCTCGCGAAAAGCACTTGCCCATCCCATCTTTGAATCAGCAACTACAATTGTAGTGTCTGTATCGTGCATGGTTTCAGCGATTGCAGGTAGCTGATTGATAAAGTTACGTTCTACACTAAACCCAACTCCTGTGCCACACATAAGAACATACATTAGCTCGTCAAAAGCTCGAGGATGATCTATGTGAAGGTAACTACAGTTGAATCCTGCAACATTATCACGTTTCAAGGCTTCTCCTGCGGTCATCATACAACGCATTGATGGCATTACATCTAAAGCGTGAATAGCGTTGTATACTACTTCTGCGTCTGCATCGTTTAACTGGTCTCTTTCTTTCCAAAAATCAATATAACGTTGAACTGTTTCTTCCCACGTTTCTCTCCTTTTTTCAGTGTCGAGCCATCGAGCATAACGACTTTTATGTATAAATTGTTGATATTGATCCATCATTTCAGTTTTTCCTCTATCTCGGATAAATTATCCAAACCTATTGCATCTTCACAATATGTTATTAAGTCCATTAACTCATAGTTTGTGAGTAATGTTTCTGCATTTTCATTCAACTCTTGAATGTATTTATACTTACCGTCCAAAGGAACGTTATCGTATATTGTCATAGCATCACCATACTCTTTTATTAGCTGTTCAGCTCGTTTTGGCCCGATGCCTGCTATTCCTGGAACATTATCGCCTTTATCACCCGTGAGACACTTGAAAGATATATATTCTTCAGGTGCTACATTGTAATGTTCGTTCCAGTTATCTATTGTAATCTCTTTGCGAGTGACATAAGAAAATCTACTTACGTTTTGCTGTATCAGTAAATCCCAGTCACGATCACTCGAAACTAACCAGATTTTCTCCAATCCATACTGTTCTTTACGTTTTACAAGATGTGCTGCAATATCATCTGCCTCTACACCTTGAAAACGAAGTACAGGGTGTCGTTCTTCTAGTACTTCGAGTGTTGCTTCGTACTCTTCAAAGAAATCAATAAATGCTTGTCTTTCTTCTTCTGTTTGCTCTGCATACTTATCTTTTCGATTTTGTTTATAGTCAGGTAGTATTTCCTTTCTATAACTTGATGAACCCCAATCTGCTGTAATAATTACGTGTGCACAATTATAAGAGTTTGCTAAGGATGCAACTGTTGCTGCATAATCATCTCGAAAATCTGTTCTGCCTTGATGTTTCCAACGAAAAGCTAAGTTTAGAGCGTCTACAATTAGAGTGCCATCTGCATTGTCTAATCGTTCATTAAAATTAAAAGCCACTTATAAACTCCACTTTTTCATGTTGCAACCAATCGTCTGCAAGTAGTACATAACAGTTTAAAAAACGAATGTATAAATACTCTGCTGTATTCTCTGGTTCGTGTTCTGTTACGACAAATACTTTTGATCGGTCATATTTAAAAAATAGCAAAGGCTTTTGATCGCCTCCTGCTGCTTGTACTACTATCTTTTTCCACCACTTTACTAAATTATTTGTTTTTGGTTGTGTAAAAACCTTATCTGATAGTGGTGAATCTTTGTAGTTTTTTACCTCTATGCAATAATAGTTTCTCTGGTTGGGAACATATAAGTCTCCTTTGAGATACTCCAAAGCACCCGAGGAAGGTACTCTTTCAAATTTAAGCCCAGTTGCATTACGAAGCATATCACGTACTAGATACTCTCCCCTTGCTCCCTTTGCTCTTGAGTCTACCATATTCTTCCTCGCTTATGCCGCATCCACTACATCGGCTATTTTTTACGACACTTATAACGAGATATCCGCATTCGTGCCTCCAATATTCGTCCGCAAGCTTGGCTCCTTCAACTACATTCCACCATTGCCTACGTCTACCAGCACTCATGCTAGAACGACCGAGAGATTGTGCCAACAAAAGAGTCCTCCTCATCTGTTGTAATATACGATACTCCCCAATCAAAACCTTGCCAAGATAAGCCATAACCAGCTTCTATGTAGTCGCCTTCAAACTCTTTGCCAAAAATTCCATAAGTGCTATAAAAACCATTCCATTCGGCAGTTACGGATGTAAAATCATAATCCATACCACCTTCTCCATCCCACGTTCCTATACTATGTCCTATAGATAAAAACTTATAACCAATACCTAGGTTTACTTCTTCATAAGTCTCATCAAAGTCCCCAGTATAGTAATAACCTGTCATACCTGCTGAAACCGCTAAATCTTCGATTTCCCAAGTATAAGAGCCATATACATCTACTTCTGCTCCGTCTCCTACGTCAGCGGTCCAAATACCTGCATTCAAACCTCCAACATCTAAATCTACTCCTGCGCTAAACGATTCTTTACTTTGAAAGATACCCCGATAATGATACTCGGTGGCGTATCCTGCGTTCATTGATACTTCTGCCGATGCCATAGATGCTCCTAGCAAACATAGCGGTACTAATAACTTTTGCATTTAATTCTCCAATATGCTGATGTTTCCATCCTTAACGACTTCGATTTTCTCGAGTAAAGGATGCGACCAGCCATGTGAGACTATGTAGGTATTCATATCTTCTCGCAATAGAACCTCCACCAGTTTCTCCCTTCCTTGATCATCGAGGACGTTGGTTACTTCGTCTAAAAACAGTATATTGATTTTAGACTTTGAAATACTACTCATTAGCTTACGAATTGCTATTAGAGTAGCGGTGTTTACTCTTGCCAATTCTCCAGAAGAAAGGGCTAGAATATCTACTACGTTACCATTATCGGTAATTTCTACATTGAGTTTATCGTTTGAAACAACAAATTCAAGAGTAAAGCGACCATCAGACAATTCGGCCAAGTACTCATTTGCCATCTCTTCCAGTTCTCCAACTAGATTTTCTATCTTATATGCAAGTAAACCGTTTGTGCTAAAAGACTTCTTGAGTATATCAAGCTCTGATTCTAGCTTTTGGTTTCCTGCTAACTTACCATCATATTCTTCTTGTTGTTCGACAAATTCGGCTGTTTGCTCTTGAATAACTTGAATACGAGTATTTATCTTTGTTCGTCTTTCATTTTCTGCCGCGTTCTCTGCGAGTTGTCTTTTTGCCTTTTGTAGTTTACTTTGAAGATTCTGTAGCTCATCTTCAAGCTCGTACTTATCCAATATATTTCTTGGTAAACTTTGGTCGAAAGATCGTAACAAATCTTCCCAATCTTTCTGCGCTTTGACGTTTCGTTCAAACTCTGCATTGTTCTCTTTAATCTGTATAATTCGAGGTTTAATCTCACTTACTCTCTCCAATGCTTCTTCATGCTTTCTGCGTTCCACATCAATCATTGCCTTCTCTGCCGAAACATCGATAGGTTGCTTACAAGTGGGACAAATTTCTTTTAATTCTTCTAACTTTTTCAGAGTTCGTTGAGCACCCGTAGCGACTGCTTGTACTGATCCTAACTCTGATTGTAACTCATCATAAGACTCATAGTCTCTTATAACTGAGTTCTGTATCTCTGCAATATTGATTTGATCGAGCAGTGACTTGTATTGATTATTTGTAGTAATTTTTTTATTTTTTTCGGAGATATTTTCAATCTCTGCCATTAAAGAACTTAAAGCCTTCTCATCATCAGATGTATCAATTTCTAAATCCAACATGGGCAGTATGGTTATATCACTCAATTTATTTGTTTCTAACCATTTTTCTACTGTTGCTAACTTCCCTGCTATCGTAGCAGACGTATTCGATACCTCTCTCGAAGCACTTTTAAATACATCAAATAATTCAACGTACTTTTCGAGGTGTAACAAGTCTATGAGAAACTTCTTACGGTTTGCATCTGTAGCGGTTAAAAACTGCAAACTCGCATTTGTATTTTGATATACTAACTGCGAGAATGTTTTAAAGTCAACTCCGAGAACTTCTTGAATATTCTTATATGTATTTGTAGCCGTGTGGCTAGAGATATCAATACTATTCTTTTCGAGCTTTACTTTTATACTTGTCTTTCTGTTGACAGTAATTTCATACCTATCTTCATCTTTCGTGAAAGAGAGATAGATGTTATAACCATCATTCACATAACGATTGGGAATGTCTGCTTTTTTGATACCTTTTGAGTTTTTATTGTACAATGCCTCTTCAATGATTAATGGAATGGAGGACTTCCCCATCCCATTAGTACCAAGGATCTGTGTAACAGTATTGTCGTTTAATTGTAACTCATTACCAGCACCATAACTAAAGCAGTTATCCCATTTCAACGTTTGTAGTGTAATCATTGTATGTTCCTATGATGTCTGGTATTTTATCAGGGTTTATTTCGAGTATATAAGTTAGATACTCTATTAACTCTTCTTGTATCGTCATCTCTTTATCCATGATAAGAGATGCTTCTGACTTTCGTTTTACTACTTTCTTGTCAAGAAGTTCTGAGTTCTTCACTCCTGCCAAGTCTTGTATATCCCCTTCTACTTCGTAGATCGTATGATCAAACTCTGTTGGAAGCATCTCTTCACTACTTGTTACCGTCTTTCGAAGTAACTGTGGTAAACGAAACTCTTCCCACATCCAGCTCCAGTCATTCTCATTAATCAGTATGTACCCTGTCTTTACTAGATTTCTATGGAATGAAGTAGTCATTGGACTACCTGGGTATACAATATTTCTTTGTGTATTGCTATGAGAGTGCAAGTCTCCTGCGAATACAATAGGGAAGTCTTCAAACATATCTAAGTTGACTTCCGGTTTTACGTGTGGTGGTATCTCTCCTCTGACGTGCGTAAACAAAGGCTGTGACGTATTAAAATGTTCAATTGCACCTTTTCGATGCAGATCTGCATAAGGTAATATACCATATCCAAGATCATGATCAACGTAGGATATATCTACTACATTGATGAGAGGGTTGATATCCCGTGAAACCTGTTTAAGCTGGGTAAAGAAAGTTTTATTTTTCTTTGTGGCTTCGTGGTTTCCATCATATATAATAGTAGGAATCTTTACTCCTCGAATAAACGAGAAGTAAAGCTCCAACTCTTCCATGTTCGGTAGACGATCAAAGAGATCTCCACCGATGATGTGCATATCACACTCTTTCTCTAGTTCATAAACTTGCTCAAAGAACATTTTATAACGGTTTGTAGCCCACTTTACTGGTACATTTTTCTGTCCCAGCTTTATGTGCCAGTCTGCCGTGAAGAGAATCATCCTACATTGAACTCCGCATCTAAGGCTTCGTCATCAGTTTCGTCACCGTGGTTACGAACTCTGTCAAGCAACTCTTTCTGAGCATCTGGAGTAGGACGAGACATAACATCATCCATAGACTTCAAGTCAGAAATAACTTCTAACTCACTCTCTTCCAAAGCTCTAGGCTTGCATTTCAGTGCTTGTAGCTGATATTCTACATTGTAAGGAAGTGGCCCAGTCTTTACTCGCTTGAAACAAATGTCCCAGCCAGTATCAACATCAGTAGGGTCACCGAGATCTTCTGCGGCAGTAATAATTTGCTCCCACAACTTCTTCTTTAGGTTTACTACTTTGAGTTCACCGTTATCAATGCACTGAGTAGCATAGCTCCAGCCACATTTTAGGTCAGGATAGTACTCTCGTACCCAATCCTTTTCTTGATTATTAAATCTCTCAGAATTTCTATCAAAAGATAGACACTCCATAGGGATATTTTTGCCATTCTCACCTTGAATCCAGTAGACATAGCGAGCTAAGATGTCGCCAACGATACGCATTTTGTTATCGCCGTCTTTGTATTGAAAGGTATTGATGGATGATTTTTGGGCTCCGCCCGTTTGCTTATTAAATGATAGTGCCATTAGTGTATAGTCTCCAGTGTGACTTCTTCATATATAAATGTAATTTCTTGGTCATCTACAATGAGTAGCCTGTTATCGTTAATTTGTTCTAGAGGCACTGGACAATGCAGTGAATCTAGTGTGGTTTTATAAGAAGCTATGTAATCTGCGTAGCTTCGCAAAGATGCGAGAGCGTAGTAGATACAAAGTTCTTTAGATGTGTACTTATAGGAATGGTACAGGAGCAAGTCTCCGTGAAGAAGAAAGCTGGAACCTGTAAAATTTTTATTAGAGTATTTATATATACGATCATACTTGTTTTGTGGAATCTGTTCATTTACTAACATTTCCATGATCAAGTTGCAGGTAGCAATATTGCCCTCTGCCGTATCATAAACCTTTTTCCAATCAAATAAGAGCATATATTATACTTTGTTTTTACCAAGTTGTCAAGAATTATTTTTCTAAAGGTACTTCATGTTCCAACCCTGCTTCATATAGAACCCGACACGATTCGAGGCTTGTTTTCGAGCCGTATTTCCTTTCAGGTGTATATCAATTATAACAGGATCAATCTTACCTTCCTTTTTACGAATCACTCGCCCTACAAGCTGTGTGAGCAAGGGCTCGTTATTTACAGGCGTACCAAGTATCAAACAACTAAGTGTATCTACTGATATGCCTTCAGAGAAGATTGCTTGCGTTCCATAGAGTATATTTGAATTCCCGTACAGAATCTTATCTACAAGCACTTCTCTTTCTTCATGCGGAACGTCACCAGTTACGCAAATTGCTTTCTCTCCCGTAAGTTCTGCACAGGCTTTGAGAAAACTCACACGATCACTTACTACTAGAACTTTATGCCCTCTTGCGGCGTAGGCCGCCGCTAGCATGGAGATAGTGTGTCTATATTCTTCATCGTTCGCTAACTTTGTTACTCTGTTTGCCCAAGGTATTCTCGAACCATCCATAAAACGAATATCAGATGGTACAATATGTACTGTAGGGGTCATATAGTTTTCTTTTGGTGGCTTATAAACAGTATTACCAAAGTAATCTCTGAACACAACGTGTTTACCATCCTTTCTTTCTATAGTTCCCGATAGACCTATCTTATATCTACAGTAGTTTGTATCTAAGATTTTACTAAAAGTTGGGCTACTAACGTGATGCATTTCATCAAGTATGATAGTGCCAAACTC